TCCAGAGTCCACCAATCTCACCAAGTTCCAGAAGACCATAGTAACGATCAAGACCGCGCTCATCATAATACAAACGGACTTCAACATCTTTATTCTCCTTACTCAAACGCGATTTAGCAGTCTTAGCTTTGATAATATTTCCGACCACTTCCGTTCCATCCTTTTCTTTCTTTTTGCTGAGATAAATGATCGTACTGGCTGCGTATTTGAGCCCAGAACCTCCTCCCATTTCTTTAGTTGGTACGTAAGCTCCAATGACATCGTATGTATGATTTGTGACAATGAGCGGGACATTTGCTTGACCTAGTTTGAGTGTGAGCATTCGGAAAGCACCTTTAATAAGTTGAGATTTAGTCATATCTCGAACTTCTTTTTCGTTTAGTGCGTCGGTAATCTCTTTGGTTGTAGAGAGCATACCTAAAGAGTCTAGCACAAACATGCAAGGTTTACGATCTTCTAGTGGTGCTTTCAGATACATATCTACTGCTTTGAGTGCCTTTGTACGAAACTCTTCAATAGTTACAACATTAACAACAACCAAACGAGATGTATCAATACCGCGACTTTCTATAAGTGATTTAGTGATAGCAGCCTCAGTATCAAAATAGAGACAATAACCATCGGGATTGGTATCCAGAAAATTCTTAACAACGGCGAGGCTGAAGAAAGTTTTTCCAGTACTAGACTCTCCAGCAATAGCAGTAATCTTATTGCCAGATACCCCGCCAAATATACTACCTGAAACCAGTGCATTAAAAATGTACGAACCTGTGTCAACATAAGTCTCAGTCTCATCAATATCCGATGCTAACTTAGTAAAGTCGTCGCCAATTTCTTTTACAATATCTTTAAGAAAATCCATTACGCAAAAAATAATTCAAGGTTTACAGTCTTTTCAACACTCCACCCAATTGTATCAAGAATAATTTTGAGTGGTTCTAAAAATGCTTTTTCAAATTGTAGTTCATAGTCTATATATTTGTCAAGATTAAGTTCTTTTGGAAACTCCTGGATAAATGAAACAACATTCTCATGAATAATATTTGGTTTTTTGAGATAGACAAATTTAATTTTTTCTCCATTTTGAATTAAAGAATACTTATTTGATAACTTATTTTGTTTAATATAATAATTGAACAAAAGTGCTCCACGAACATGAATTGGTGTTCCTTTAATGTAAATATCAGACGAAGAAGAATATTTTTGAACGTCAGAGGCAGAACGTGGAAAGGCAATTTGTTCTGGAGAAAGTTTCTTAAATTTTTCTCTACAAGTATCAATAAAATTGATCATATCATCCTCTGTTCCACTCATCATAATATTAAAAGATTCTTTCAATAATTTACGACAAGGTGCTGGTGTAGAAGATTTGATTGCCTCAATACCTTTAATCTTCAGTTTGGGTTCTTCATAACGAACACCTTCACTGTCCCACACACTAAGAATATAACGCTTTTTCGCAGTCCAAATTCCACGTTCAGCAATACACTCACGCTTCATATACATTTTCTGCTCGTAAGCGTTTACATAATCCGCCAATTCTTGGTAAGAACTTTCAATATATTTTTCAAATTCCACCTGACAGACCTTATCAAGGAACGAAACAATGCTTTGAGTAGTTTTCTCTCTTCCTTTGAATACATTGTCAACCAAAGGACCCATATTGATATAAAGAGAATCAGTATCTGAAGCAATAACATAATCTGCATCTCCACTTTTCAATATCTTGTTTAGATAAGAATTCACACGATTCATGATCCATTGGATAGAAACCTGTCCAGATAAAGTGATTGCTTCGGCATTTGCAAGTTTATAATATCTAAAATACTGATTACCAATGGCACCATAAGCTGAGTTAAGTTGGATCTTTCTTGCCATCTGAATGTTATTGCATCGAGCAATTTCTTTAACCAACTCTTTGTTCTTTGTCTTTTCATATTCTTGCTCTGCAGCAAGCATTTTCTTTTTAAAAATTACACGTTCATTATAAATCTTCTCCATTAGTTCTGGAAGAAACCCACGAACATCCTTACGAAACATTGCTCCGTTAGCACACACAGAATAATCCTTGTACATTTCAAAATTAAGACTTTGATTCAAAATCTTATCTACAGAGACTGTTGGATGCTTTTCCTCCAATAGAGTCTCAGGGCTGATGTTATACATCATGATCAGGTGGGGGTATAGTGAGTTCAAGTCAAAACTCACCACCCAATCATACATTCCAGGAATAGGTTCTTTTACATAAGCACCTGCATACTTTTCGTCTTTCTGTGTTTTATTCTTTGGTGGAATGACAATATCTCTTTTCTTCAAATATGTGTAGATAATGTTGTCCCACATCCTCACTTGGTAAAACACATCAGCATAATTTACCTTAGCGTCATATGCCATTGTCAGTGCCAACTCAATGAGTTTCATCTTGTCTTCCAAACGGTCAACAAGTTCTACGTCAACGATGTTGTACTCAATAAACTTTTGCCAACCTTGAGTATAGAAATCTTTGAAAGTATCAAACTCAGAGTGATCCAGTTTTTTCTGACCAAGTTCCACTTCAGCAATATAATCAAGACGATAAGACTCCTGTGCCTTATAAGTAAACTTTTTATAGAGGTCAAGATAATCAAGTTGCGTTAGACCACCAACATCAAATGTAGTGTGCTTTCTTCCTTGAATATAAGTTTCCCCTTCAGTTACAAGTCCCCAGTTAGAGAAACGCTTCATTAGTTTCTCACCAAGAACACGATTTAGACGTTTACAAATATAAGGAACGTCATACAACTGAATGTTCCACCCAGTGATTACATCAGGAACATTGAACATCCAATAATTGATAAAGTGATTGAGAAGTTCATACTCCGAAGGGCAATAGTGATAGGTCACATTGCTTTGCTTATTATTAAAAGGTTTGACTCCCCAAGTAATAATCTCTTTAGTAGTATAGTCCTGAATACTAATTGAAAGAATTTCTTCAGAACAAGATTCGACATCAGGAAATCCTGCTTCAGAAGCAACCTCAATATCCAGAGTTACAAGTTTGATTTTACTAATATCAAACTTGATTTCATCCTCTGGATATTTTTCAGAAATGTATTGGCAGATATACCTGTCATTTCCATAAATCTCAAATCCATCTACGCTTTCATACTTTTTATAAAACTCACGACAATCTCGAATAGTTCCTGGTTTTATAGGTTCTACAAATTCTCCACTTAAAGTTCTATATTTTGATTCTTTTTTAGTTTTTACAAAGAGAGTTGGGTAAAACTCATCTCTACTTTCAAATCTCTTTCCATTTTCAACTCCACGAACAAGAATTTGGTTTCCAATCAATTGAACATTAGTATAAAAGCGTTGCATCATTCTTTAATCAAGTCTTCATATTTTTCAAGTAGAGTTGGTGTTGGATCCACAAGAGTAAGAATCTTTTCCGAACTCATCATAAAAGTTTTTTCTTTTGTATATCCACAAAGAAATGGTTCTAAAGTTTTATCACTTTTTACAACAAATGGTGATATGAGTTTACAATCTGGTTCTCCAATATCAGCACCAACTTCTTCAATTTTGGTTATTAGAATTAGATTGTTGGTCAGTGCCAAAACTTTGATTGTCTTTTCCATAGTTCATTACATCCTCAGTATACATGTCATTTAGTTTGTCGCTTGGAGTTACCATAGTAACAACCCAATCAGTAGAAATTGGAATAGTATTGTCTTTGGACAAAGGCATCCACGGGAAAAGAGTTACCTGAAAAGATGCTTTCTGTGGGTCAATTTCTTCTTTGAATTCTTCTGGAACATTAGATGGAGGGGTCATCTTAACAACGCAAGGTTTGTGGAGAAAATATCCAACAACCCTTACATTTTCCTCTTCACCAACTACCATCTCTTTTATGTCTGCAATAAGGTCTTCACCAGACTTTAAAAGCAAAAGTTTTACTGTCATTTGTACTCCATACCTCTTACTATTCTAGCAATAAAAAAAGGAGGAGTCAACCTGGATTTTGCCAGGTGCTCCTCTGCGCCGACGATATTCAAATATATTTATAGATAATCTTTACGTTTGTGGTGATCAGGAACAATTTTCTTCAAGTTGATAGAGAGTAGTCCGTCTTCAAATGATACATCTGCGACTTCTGTATCATCCGCAAGTGTCCACGCTCTCTTAAAACTCCGTTGAGCCAAACCCTTGTGGATATAGTTGGACTCCGTTTCTTTATCTTCTTTTTGACCCTCAACAAAAAGTTTACCATCTTGCGTGTAGACATAAACTTCTTTCTTTTTAAATCCAGCAAGTGCAAGTTCGAGGCGTGATTCTACATTACTGACTTGAACAAGATTATATGGTGGATAATTGGAATTTGTTTCGTGAATTTTAAAAATACGATCAAAGTATTCATCCATACCAATAGTATTGCGGTTAATTCTTTCCATCAAAGCAGGAAGATCCGCAGCAGTATACCTTGTGAGGTTAGTCATTATGGTAGCTCCTTTACAGCGAGGTTTGATTGTGTGGACCCTTACGGCATCCATTACTAATTATACAAGATACGAAAAAAAGAGGAAGAGTAAAAACCCAACCTCTTTTTACGGTATTTTCACTTTTATAAAAAGTTATTTAAATTCAATCAACATCTTCAACTTTTCCTTTTTTACCTATATTATACTTTTGCTCCAAAACCCATTCTCCCTTTTCTTTATAGGAAAGAACTTTAATTTGATTGAGAGGTGCTATATCAAGAATTTTATCAGAATCAACTACTGTAATAAGTCCCCAATCAGAAAGAAGACGTACAATACGGTTTCTACGTTGAACATCATTTACAGTAAGATTTGCGTGTTTGCCATCCAAAGCAAACAGCTCTTTAAAATGAGTGATGAAATATCTACCTTGTTTATGAAGAATGTGGGCACTTTGATATAGTTTTTTTTCTTTTCTAGAAGCTACTCCAATTCTAGTTAAAGTTTCACGAACTTTTAAAAAGTCGTCTGGTTCATTTAAAATGACCTCCACCATCATATT